AATCTAAAAAATCGCCAGAAAGCCATAGATGAATATCACTACGGTCCACTGAATCCAAATGAACCTAACGAAGAATATTGGCAAGAACTAGCAGACAAATGGAACACTGATGACATAGATTCAGTTAAAGAAAACCGTTGTGGTAACTGCGCGGCATTCGACATATCTGAAGACATGTTAGACTGCATAGCTAAAGGTATTGGTTCAGAGCCAGGATCCGATCCACATGACACTATAGATGCTGGTCAACTAGGTTATTGTAAATTCCTTAAATTTAAGTGCGCGGCCAAACGCACATGTGATGCTTGGGTCGAAGGAGGACCTGTAACATAATGAAAATTACTGAAATCTTAACAGAATCAAAGATATTAGAAGAAACCTACGAAGGCGATGAGTTTTATGAAGCCTATGGTGAGATGTGGTATAACGAAGATGAACAATTGGATGAAGCAGAATATCGTGGTCGCAAAGTACCTCTTGGTAAGCCTATGCGTGGCGACGTTAAGAAATTTAAGGTTTATGTTAAAGATCCTAGCACAGGTAATGTCAAAAAAGTAAACTTTGGCGACCCTAACATGCGTATCAAGAAATCAAATCCAGCACGCAGAAAATCATTCCGTGCTCGTCATAACTGTGCAAATCCAGGACCAAGGACCAAAGCCCGTTATTGGTCATGCCGCAAGTGGTAGATCGTGACTAACTGGGACTTCTACGTTAAAGAATCCTATGACATAGTTCGCAGAGCAGAATGCGAACTTACTATTAATTTGGCACACGAAGTAGAAGCATATCTAGTACACATGTGGGCACATTTCTTAGATAAACCTCAAGTCAATACCGAACCAATCTGCATTAAACTATTAGAAAGCACACACAAGCCTACAGCACAGCGCAAGGCAATTCTTAAAGAAGTCGGTGATGAATGCCTATTGATCAACAGCATGGAATGGGGTCGTAGTCGTTGGCCTAGCACTAACTATTACAGTGATATGGGTCAAATGGCCTACATTACTCGTGCTTATTTGGTCAGACCACCAGAAGATCTGTTTGATGATCTAGCAGTAGAATTCCAAACAGCCACCCGTATCCTACGCAAGTGCAGAATAAATTAACCAAACTGCTAGACACGGTTAAATACTTCAAGTATAATATAATTTTAAATCAAGGAAAATTGACATGTCAAAAATGTTTTCAGGCGAACAAAAAGCCAAATTAACACAGTTAATCAACGAAGGTATCGCTGTATTACAAGAAGTAGAAGATTTATCAGCAGGCCTAAATGATACTGTAAAAGCAGTAGCAGAAGAATTAGAAATTAAACCAGCTATCTTAAAGAAAGCTATCAAGATCGCTCAAAAATCAAAATTAACTGAAACCAATGCTGATCACGAAACACTAACAGATATCTTAGAAACAGTTGGTCGCACTGTTTGAAAATAGATTGGCACCAAACATTTAATTTTATAAGGCGTGATTGGCACAGTCATCCTATCAGACTGTGTCTAGAAGTAGTTAATTGGTTATTAAACATAGTAATCGCATTATCAGTTAGCCTAACAGTACCTTATACTAATTGGTTAATCGTTTATCCGATCATATTTGTAGCATTAAGTATTAGCATGTATACCAGTATTAGTCGCGGAAGTTTTGGTTTATTGATGACTACTATGACGCTTTTTATTATCGACAGCGTAGGATTTTATCGAGTATTAGTGTTATAATTAATAAAACGCCCACTGTGGGCATGTAGAGTGTGTGTGAGCTATAAGTCGCACAAAAAGGAAAAAGATGAGTTACGTAGACGCATTGTTCGATAGAACAAAAGATCGCATTTACATCGTTGAGCGTGTAAATGGACAAAGAGAGTATAAAGAGTTTCCAGCTAATTATACTTTTTATTATGATGATCCCCGCGGTAAGTTCCGCACTATCTATGATACCCCAGTATCAAGATTCTCAACACGCATAGGTAAAGAGTTCCACAAAGAACTTAAGATCAATTCAGGTAAGAAGATATGGGAAAGTGATATCAACCCCGTGTTCCGCTGTCTTGAAGAAAACTATCTAGGTCAGAAATCTCCCAAACTTCAAACAGCATTCTTTGACATTGAGGTAGACTTTGATCCTGTCAGAGGATTCAGTCGTCCAGAAGATCCGTTTAATCCAATCACCGCGGTATCAGTATATCTAGACTGGCTAGATAAATTAGTTACCATGGTGATTCCCCCTAAGAGCATGAGTTGGGAAACAGCAGAAGAGATAGCCAAGCAGTATGACAACTGTTTCTTGATGGAACGTGAAGAAGACTTGTTGAAAACGTTCTTAGACTTGATCGATGATGCGGACATATTATCAGGTTGGAATTCAGAAGGCTTCGATATTCCATATATGGTGCAAAGAACCAATCGTGTCTTAAGCAAAGACGACACACGCAGATTCTGTTTGTGGGGTCAGTTCCCTAAACAGCGTGAGTTTGAACGCTTTGGTGCGGCTAACTTAACATTTGATCTTATTGGTCGTGTGCATATGGACTATATGCAACTGTATCGCAAATATACATACGAAGAGCGTCACAGTTATAGTCTAGATGCTATTGCTGAATATGAACTAGGTGAAAGTAAAACGCAGTATGAAGGTACCCTAGATCAATTATACAACAAAGACTTTCCTAAGTTTATCGAATATAACAGACAAGATACAGCACTATTACATAAACTAGATGCTAAATTACGCTTCTTAGATCTAGCCAATGAGTTGGCGCATGACAATACGGTATTGCTACAGACTACTATGGGTGCTGTGGCAGTTACTGAACAGGCTATCATCAACGAAGCACATCAATTGGGTATGGTTGTTCCGAATCGTAACCGTGATGAACAATTTGACACACAGGCGGCGGGTGCGTATGTAGCTACTCCTAAAGCAGGTATGCACGACTACATCGGTGCTATTGACATTAACTCACTATATCCCTCAGCCATTCGCGCACTTAACATGGGTCCGGAAACTATCGTGGGACAACTGCGTCCTGTGATGACTGAACACTATATCAAAGAAAAACAAACAGGAGGTTCGTCATTCGCTGACGCATGGGAAGGTTTGTTTGGATCGTTAGAATATACCGCAGTCATGAATGGTGAGATTGGCACTGAGATTACCATTGATTGGGCTAACGGCGCCAGTGATGTCTTAAGTGCCGCAGATGTTTGGCGGTTAATATTTGACAGCAATAAGCCATGGATACTTTCAGCTAACGGCACTATCTTTAGTAATGAACGCAAAGGAGTTATCCCAGGATTACTAGAGCGTTGGTATGCTGAACGTAAAGACATGCAGGCCAAGAAAAAGGAATCAACTACAGATGAAGATATCGCATTCTGGGACAAACGACAACTTGTTAAAAAGATTAATCTTAACAGCTTGTATGGTGCTATTCTTAACCCTGGTTGTAGGTTCTTTGATAAGCGTATTGGACAATCCACTACTCTTACAGGACGTACTATTGCTAAACATATGGATGCCTATATAAATGAATGTATCACGGGCAAGTATGATCACGTAGGTGAAGCGATTATCTATGGTGATACAGACTCCTGTTACTTCTCAGCTTATCCAATGGTCAAAGCTGACGTTGAAGCTGGCAAAATGGAATGGAACAAAGATATAGCAGTAGGTTTATATGACAGTATCGCAGATCAAGTAAATGAAAGTTTTCCAGCTTTTTGCGAGCGTGCTTTTCACACACCACGACGCCAGGGTGAACTGATCAAAGGCGGACGTGAGCTTGTAGCACTCAAAGGCCTGTTTATCAAGAAGAAACGTTATGCTGTATTGATTTACGATATGGAAGGTAACAGATTAGACACACATGGTAAGCCAGGCAAAGTAAAAGCCATGGGCTTAGACTTAAAACGTTCAGATACTCCTAAAGTTATCCAAGACTTTTTAAGTGACATCTTGTTAGATGTCCTAACAGGCACACAACGTGAGGCTATTATCGATAAAGTACGTGAGTTTAAACTAGTATTCACAGAGCGTCCGGCTTGGGAAAAAGGCACACCTAAGCGTGTAAACAACTTGACCAAGTATACCAAAGAAGAAGAACGCCTAGGCAAAGCCAACATGCCAGGGCATGTACGTGCGGCTATGAATTGGAACAACCTAAAACGCATGATGGGTGACAACTATTCAATGGCCATAGTCGATGGTATGAAGACCATCGTGTGTAAACTCAAAGATAATCCGTTGGGCTATAACAGTGTCGGGTATCCTACAGATGAAACACATATTCCACAGTGGTTTAAAGAACTGCCGTTTGATGATGCCAGCATGGAAACAGGTATCGTAGATCAAAAGGTAGAAAACTTATTGGGTGTACTAGATTGGAAGATCGCAGAGAATACACAGATCGCTACAACGTTTGATAATTTGTTTACGTTTGAATAATGGATACTCTGCATAGTTTAGTTAAATTTCGCAGTAATTTGATCACGTGTTTAGAAAATCTTTCAGCTGAAGATTCAATAAATTCAGCAGTCGACCAGTTGGGACAGGTTATGTCTAAAAATCCAGAGATTGTTAATTTTACAACTCATGACAAACTAATACAAAGTATTACACGCTATAAGGACATTTTACCCACTCTAAAAAACATCGAAGAATATAATCACACAATAATCCAAGATATCGAAGAAAGAATTGATACAACAGCAGATCAAATTGAGTTAAATTTTATAGATGAATTATCTTTTCAAGTATTTCAGCTAGACCTTTCCATTAGCCAATTAATATTAGATAGTATACAGAAATATGCTGATTGGTCATACCCCGGACTGAGATTAGGATGCAGGTACGTTGGTCAAAATACTGTAAATGAGCATAGAGAAAAAGACAACAATTTATCTATATTATTTTCAAATCATATGGTAGCGTTTGATCCACTGTATTTTTGTGATGTTAATGATACACTTATATCACAAACAACAGAACATTTTAATGATCTGTATAAGAATAGAATTCGAAAATATGTAACTGGTGATTTGTCAATTTTACCAGAAAATCAATTTGGATTTGTGTTTTGTTGGTGGGTTTTAAATTTCTATGACATCAGCTCTTTAGAAACGTATCTTAAAAATGTATACAATTTATTACGTCCAGGTGGCACGTTTATGTTTAGTTATAATAATAGTGATATTTTTGAATCAGCTAGATTAGTTGATATGAATTTCATGAGTCATGTACCCTATAGGCATTTAGTCAAAATCTGTAGTAATATTGGGTTTGAAATTATTAGAAATCACGACATAGTTAATTCTGATCCATTGATACAAATCATAAGTTGGGTCGAAATTAAAAAACCAGGTATTCTTAGTACTATTAAATTACAGCAGGTTTTAGGAAAAATACAATCAAACAATTAATTTTATCAAATGTATTGCAAGATCTAAATAAATCATATA